CAACTGCCTTAGTTACTTCTTTTTCTGTATTTGCCATATTATTCCCCTCCTTTACGGAATTATCAATTGACATCCCATCAAGTGATTTTGATGAATTCATTCTTAATGTTTTCATCTTGTGTCCGACAATTGTATCCGTAGGTTTTCCATCTCTGTAAACCCTAATAGCAACTGCTGGATCTTCTGGCGTTCCTGTAATAGTAAAAGAACTATTTGGAACCTTTATTTTTCCATTGCGAACGACTCTAGTAACTTTTCCTCTTGCAGTACCACCGCTTGAGTTCCAAGATACCATGTCGCCAACTCTAACATTACTTGCTTTACCCATTTCTTCTTTTTCTTCTTTATCATGCCACATTGCCATATGATCTGGGCAATTTTTTGGATCTTCACAATCATCCATTGAATGTGGATTTTTATTTGGTGTCATTTCGTTTGTGATTGCACCATGTTCTTTTAATAAGTCTTTAATTCTTTGTGTTTTTTCTGTATCTGTTGTTTCAACAAATCCAATTAGTAATTCACCTGTACGTGGATCTTCTTCTTTAGAAAGTCTAACTAATCCATTATCTTTTGACCAATATACATTTTCAACAGTCATCTTAGATAAAAATCCATCAACAACATTAGTTCCATCTTCTTTCTTTTGAATAGATAAAATGTTTGCAAATTGATTTGCTGGATTATCTACTAAAGATAATTCACTCAAGTCATAATCTTTAATAACTCTAATTGCTTTATCCATCTGGGGGTCATATTGATCTTCACTATCTTTAATACTACCGCCAATAGAAAAACCAGAAAGAGTACCGTCAAGAACTTTTTCCCAAGTGTCTTGAGCACCTTTAGAAATGTAAGCATCTACATACACCCCATTATAAAACTTATCTTCTTCTTTGTTATAAAATTTATCTGCTTTGAATGACATTACTCTACCGACTGCGATAGGCATGTGCATTTCTCTTAGATTTCCACGGAATCTTTCAAATGCCTTAATACTAACATCTGTTGGGACAATGTCTGACTGCTTGTCAACATTGTCTAGGGTTGCGAACCCTGAAACCATACGTTTTTCTTTATCGACTTTAGCGATTGGCATGGATAACTTTATAGAGTTATCTTCAGAGTGCCAAAATGCTTTATGCAAATTAGTCATACTACTTCCATTATATTAGTATTTATAAGGGTTTTTAAAAACTGTTATAATACGGTTCTACCCTCGCCACCTGGACCTCGTCCAGTGGTGGTTGAAGGAGAATCACTAGCATTGTCAGTTCTTTGTTGATCCCTGCTTCTGTTTCCAGTTGCTTGTGCTGTTTGTTCTGCTCTTTGTTGAGCACCCAAAACAATTGGGTCTTGTCCCCCTAGTCTTGAAGGGTAACCAAGTCTTTCTCTTACTTCATTAGGAACAACTACCTGCATTCTTAGATATCTTTCATCTATTTGGCTTTGAGTAGTTTCATCTGTTAAGGTAAGTTCATTTAGTTTAAATTGTAAAATATCTGTTTTTTCTTTAACAATTTTATTGATTACTTTTTCTAGGTTTCTTTGGGCTGGTCTAGCAACTTGTTCTTTGAATGTTCTATCAGAAGCGAGAGCAGAGGCAATAGAAACTCCAGCACCCCCTCCTACTTTAGAGAAAGGTACCTGGTGTGCCATCAAGATATCGTCTCTATTAGACTTACGGTATCTTTCAAACGATCCTTCTTGAATTCCAGCCTCAATAGGATCCATCTTAAATTCTACTTTGCTATCTGTTGTATCTCCTGGAAGTGGGATATACAGAGTTCTGTGACTTTGACCACGAAGTCCTGATTGCAAGAATCTAAATAACTTATCTTCTGCGTCTGAACTTAATTTAGCACCTTTTAGGGTTACTATATATCTAGGAACTGCTTTGTTTTCAAAGTAGTCAATATTATATCTACCTGCTAAATTATCTCCTACCATTGATACTGATGATGCAATTGTATCTGGCACTCCGTAGTATGAAGTCTTTGGAGAGTATTTCTTGATATGGATAAGTTCATTTGGTCTTGGATCAGTAGTTACTGGATTTGATTCTTTTCCTTGGAAGTTTCTAAAGAATACAACTCTTTGGTTAACTATTTGAATATATCCATCACGAATACGGCGTACACGAATTGTAGTTGCTGGAATATGGCCAATGTAGCCTATTTCTCCATTTACTTTTCTACCTACTTCAATATATCCATTTCCTGTTGATTCAACATCTGTATAAACTTTTTCTAATATATGGCTAAATGTATCTTCATCGTTTAGATCTTCTAACCACTGTGTCATCTGTGCTTTTAGTCTTTGAAGTTTTCTTTGTGCTCTCATCAGTTGTTCTTCTGATTCTGCTTCTTCTAATCTAGCAGTTGTAGCATCTGTATTTTCAAAGTGGTATCCTAAGCCAACTATGTTTGATACCTTGGCATTAATTGCAGCATGGTTTGCAAATGAGTTTTCGTAAAACCAAGCAAGTTCATCTAAATTATATGGAGGAACAACAACATCATATAGTCCGTATGCTGTAACAATATCCATTTCTGGGAATAATTGTTTTGATTTTGTGTTATCTTGTCCTGTAAAAACTTTGTTTATTGAGCGTGATGCTCTGCGTTTAAAATTTGAATCTAGCCCAGAATATGATTTTGCTACTTCAGCATCAATCATGAAGTCGTCTGACTTTTGTTGCTTTTCCATTCTGTCTAGGTTATCTATTCTAGCAACGTATTCGTATTCTTCATTCTCCATTTGACTTTAAACCTCTTTCTGCATCCATCCATGCACCGATATCTGTTTCGCTTGCAATGTATCCTTCTTTCATTCTTTGAACTTGTTCTGAGTACTCAGCATCGGATACTCTTCTTATTCCTGGCATAAAAATTACTTTTCCTGCTGGTGCTCCGTAGTATTCTGCTGCTTGTTTTACCTTAGCCATCTTTTCAAGGTCGTATGGATGGCCAGGTATATTCATAACATTTCCTCTACCGTCTCCAAATGCTTTGCCATTCTTATCCATTTGCCACACATATATGCCATATTTTTGTTGTTTATTTAAGACTGTTAACTTACTTTTGCCATTTTTTGGATCACCGTAATTTTTCATATACACAATTGTACCATACTATACTGGTTTTTGGCTATACTCTTCCCAAATTGTTCCAGTAATTACAACTACGCTATCAGAACTTACATTTAGTTGTGAAGTATCATCTAAAACTACACTAGCAACTCCAAAAGTAGACTCATATATATTTGTTCCATCAACATTGATCCTAAGTTCTTCTACTTGTCCTTCTATGCTTGACCAGTTTTGTGCGTCTTCCCAGGTTTGCCATGTTGTTTCTGTGCTAATGTCAACCCAGTCATTTAAGATAAACTCTCTTCCTACTGCTTCATTTGACTTTCTATAAAAAGCCATATTATTAACCATGAGCCCCTCATATACTTCAAATTGTCCAACATAGTTTGCTAAATCTTCACCCTGATCAAATACTATAAGTATTGAATTCCAAGTTAAAGGGGTAATGTAGATATCATCAACTAACTTACCATTTTGATAAAATATTAAATCATTAGATACATTTATATTATTTTCGTCATATACCTCTACCTTGCCTCTAAGGCTATTTGATTCTGGGGATAGGTATAGGGTGTATGTTTTTAGGTATGTTTTTATTTGTGCAATAGCCTGGGTAGGCTCTATTGTATAGTCCTTGTTGTAGAATCCCCAAAATTGAACTCCACCTAGCAAATACTGGCTTGCTTGCTGTTGGTTTATTGGAACAGTTATTCCCCTTGTTGCAGATGAATCATATGGTAATACGCTTATTCCTGAGTCTGCAGTTGTATACATGTATGACGTAGAGTCTTTATAGACAACAAATGGATTTTTATTTTTGTAAACATAAAATTTATCATATCTACTAAAAGGATATAGTTTGTATCCATCTGGGCTACTTATTGAATAAAAAGAACTTTCATCATATGCTAGCGATGAAAGAGACATTTTTTTAATTTGGATAGGATTATTTATCAAGCCATTAGTTTGTAGTTCAATATGGACTGTTATGTAGTAGTCTTTAAAGTCAACTAGTTCTTTGGGTGGGAATATAACAGTTCTATCCATTACTTCGTACTTTGTGGTATTAAAATCTTGAATAGTTTCAGAATCAAAATCTAGTACCCTGTCTCCATTAATTCTTTGTATAAATTCGTATTGAGAATATGGTATCTTTCCTACATCTGCAAAATTTTGTAATGTTACATATGACTTTATAAAGTAGTTTTCCTTAGAATAGTTTTTAAATGCTAAGTCTAGTTGTGGGTCTGTTAAGTAAGTTGTAGATGCTGATGGACCTCCTCCGTCAAACTCTAGGTCTACATCATCTACCTCTTTGTCATAGAATCCATCATCGAACCAAAATTTAAAATTAGAAGACTGTGATGATCCTCCATCTAGATAGTATTGATCTTTTTTTAAAATTGGAGATGACGGTGTTTCTATGTTGTATTGTAATAAATCTAAGTCATAGTATGAATTTTTATTTCTGTCTTCTACGTATCTTCCAAAATATGATAGTGGAATTGAGTCTTCCCAGTATCCAGAGGCACCTATGTCTAACAACAAACTGTCTGACAATCTTTGAGGATAAAATGTATAGTTTCCTATATAATATTTCAAGTATAAAGAATCTAGTGTTTGGGTAAAGAATCCACTAGCGGTAATATATTCACTTAAATCTTTTTGAGTATACAGTGCATTATTAAAGGTAATTCTATGTATTTTTCCACTATATACAGAATTTTGTGTACCGCCTAATCTCAAAGATAGGTTTTGTGGATTAAAGAAAAAGTTTTCTATAGTTGCAGCATACTGGGTATTTATAGTATTAAGATCAATTCCTGCTATAAATGTTGAAGATGCTGAAAGAGAAAGTTGTCCTATTTTGGTAGAGTTAAAGTAGTACTCTAAGCCAGAGTTACTTACCGTTACCTCAAACGTATTGCTGTTAAAAC